CCGTAGCTGCGTCGGTTCCTGCTTCAACAGTTCCTGAGGCACGAAACACATTGCCCGCACTCCGGACTGAACCGGTCGTTATGGTAAAATCTCCATCTGCCATTAGATTCTCCTAGTCTAGGTGATACCCGCTAGCTTGCCCTGCTTCCGACGATTGTCGGTAGAGAGGTTGCCTTGGAAGAAAATCTGAGTGACTAAGGCATCTTGGTTGATCGGCTTCTGGAAACCGCCCTCAGCCATGCTGAAGTTGGCGTCTGAATGCACGAACATCGTGATGTGATTGCTGTTCAAGATATACATCTTACCACTCGTGCAGTAGTCATCCCATACAACGTCTGCACCCTTGAACTTCAACTTGTCAATACCGGCGTCGGCGCCCGAAGACGGATTCGGCTGATATCGGACCTGAGGATACATCAAGGCTTCAAACGATTCGTGAACGGACTGCGTGGTGATAATCATATCCGGGGAACTATTCGCACCACCCTTGCCCTGCTTGCAGTCATTATAGACCGTGCGAAGGTTGGGAAGGAGGTTGACAGCAGCAGCGCCAACCGAAGTTGCCACCTGATTCTGCCATGCAGTATTTGCGGTTGCAACACTAGCATACGAGGTCGTACCCGGAGTATCTTCGATCATTGCTTCAAGGCCCGTCATCTGCTTGGAAGAGGTTCCGGTGCCATTGGAAAAAGCTCCCGTAGCCACGATGTCCACGAGAGACGCCGCCGCCTGAGAGATCTTTTCCTGCTGAAGATTCGTGATACGAGCCTTGCCCTTGTTAGAACGCAGCTCGCGCCCATTAACAGAAACACTAGTCGAACCCTGCTTCCACGTATAAAACGCGGACGTCATACCCGCCTGAGCGGTAACGTCAAGGTTCTCGTAATCGCTGTACCACTTCGCCGTGCTGTTCTTTGCGTCCATGATGCCAATACGCATGCGCTCGCCACCATCGACCACTTTAACTCTGTTACCACTCCGAAGCCACTGCAAAAGAACATCGTTATTAAAAATGTTATCGTGCAACGCCCCAGAATCTAATACCCTCTTGAGTGTAGTGGTCAAGAGGGGACCATAGGTCAGAGATAGGCTCGTTTCATTAGCCATGACCCTTTAACTCCTTGCTAAGTTATATGTCTTTAGCACTGAGCAATGATGCTCTAGCAACTACGTCTTCCAGTCGGTCCCCTTGACTATAAATATTAGGGGTAGTACGCATCGTTCCATTGGCATTGGCTTGATTGGAAGCACGACGCGCCGCTTCTCGACGTTCAGGAGTGCGAGATGCGCCATACGCATTCGTATTCCCTCTAGTCGCGGAATTGGCGGGCTCTGTTGCCAGATCCGTGTGCCGTGCTGCCTCCACGATCTTGTCGTGGTTAGCAAGGACAAAAAGGTCTTTCAAGGTAAGCCCACGGTTCTCATCCATGACTCGCTCATATTCGGCGTCAAGTAGTGGCTTAACCTGTTCCGATGGGACAAAGTCTCCATCATCATCGCGCACACCAAAAGATTCTCCCCACTCATTGATACCCTTGTCAATCGAGTCCTGTATGAAGTCGCTTTGGCTTTCAGCCCTAGCGGCCTCTTCAAGATCCTCTCCTTTGACGTACCCCAAGTGTTCAGCCATCTGCTTAAAAAGCTCAAGCTGTTGGGGTTGTACGCTATCAATAAGCTGAGGCTCCCGTTGCTCCTGCGGTTGTGCTGGTGCTTCGGGCTGTCCTCCCTTGAGTGTCGATAATTCCTGTTGCAACTCCTTAACATCCAGTAGGGTGCTACGGAGTTCATCCTGCAAGCCTCGTGCCTCTGTCACTCGACGCGAACCGTCCTGCTGCATAAGACGGGCCACTTCAGCGTGCTCAGGGCCTAAGTTATTTTCGATGTCGCGGATTAATTGGTCAAAGCCGGGCCGTTTCCCATTGTCCGTTTCCTCTTGCGAGGGCGCTACTTGTTGGGGCGCTACCTGCTCATCTTCAACAATATCAGGTTGAGGTTCCGCTGTATCCTCGCCCTGTAGGGCTCCTATGATGGCTTCGATCTCCTGTTGATCTTCCGCAGTGTCCATATCCCTTAGCTCGGCTATAGGATCTAGCTCGCCCACGTTCTCATCAATGGTTGGATCGTCCTCTCGTTCTTGAAGTCCTCCTACTTGTGTCATTATCTAGTCTCCGGTTGTTTTCATTAAACTTTATACGGAGAAGCTCCTTCGATCATAGATCTTTCGTATCGGATTCGGACCATTCTCCGCGACTATTCTCTGTTTCGACGCCCATAGATGCATCACGCTTTATATTGGGCGCATACTCAATGCCCTGCGGAGGCAATGGCTTAATATGGTGTGGAGCATCTTTATCAAAGTTTCTCGCTCCGTGCACTGTATCGCCGGCCTCTTGTACGCCCTGAGATTTCATGACCTGTGCCTTGTGGCGAGGTCCGTGAATATCGCAACCCAGCGCCTCGTCATAATAAGGATCCATCACCCGCACGCCCAGAGCGGCTCCCATGGGAAACTCGTACTTAGAAGCACTGCCGCACTCGCATGCCCTGTCTTTAGTACGATCTTCGTACGGTACGAAGGCGGTGGATACAGATCCACAAGAGCCGCATCTATAGTCATATCTCGGCATTACTTCTTTTTTGCCTCTCTCTTAGTACGAGTCTGGCCAATATTGGCATGAACATTTATCATTGCCTTACCAGTACGGCGAGATTCTTTCTTCGCCGCAGCCTTTCCCTTGGAGTCGTAAGAGTATTTTTTATTACCAACCTTAGGCATGGGCTTCCTCTTCCTCTTCCTCTTTGTCTTCCTTGTTAGGCTTGTTAAGCTGACCAAGTTCTTTTTCCAAGGCACGGATTCGAAGTTTTCTCTTCAAGGCGTGACGCTCCCTTAGCAGCTTTTCGATTTCACTATCATCGCTATCGTCATCGTCTTCAACTTTCATGATCTTACGCTCTATGATCTCAAGTCGAAGAGACTCTTCGTCGGGCTTAACGTGTTCAGAAAAGCCACTAGCCATAAATGGAATCATGATCACCCGCCCTTAAACGACTTTGCAAATGCATCTGTTTCTGTTTCGTAGATCTCTATGCCCTGTCGCTGTAATCGTGCCAGCTCGGTCTGCCCCATGTTTTTATACTGAGCTTTCAACGGTGCCCTTGGGCCTCCACTGATTGCATTTGCCGCACCACCAACCGCATCACCAATAGCGGCCATTAGCCCACGGCTGCCTCCGCCACTTGCTGCGTCCTGCTGGTTTCCAGCTTGGACAGCTTGGCTAATCCCTCGACGTCCGCCTGCCATTCCAGCACCATAACGAGCGGTATTTTCGGGTGGAGGCGCTTGCTGGGCTGGCGCTTCGTCTGGTATTCCTCGTTCGCCTGAGTAGATATTGGTTCCAGAAGAACCCACTCTCGTTGTATGAAGGCCTTCTGGCTTTGTCGTGCCAGCACCCGTTGGAGTAGCAGACTGCAAGAATTGATCGCCAGTCGATTGCTGTGGAGCAGTCTGTGCTTGTAGTAGCTTCTCAACCTGTCTTTTCTGATCTTCCAGCTGAGCCGTGAGGGCCGCTACCTGCTCTTCCAATGCGGATCTTTCTGATCCCGACTCTTGTCCAGATGTGTTTCCGCTGGCTCCGCTATTATCCACTTTCTGCCCTGCTACTACTATATTGTCATGCAGGCGCTTATTCTCGTCTTCTTTTTGGGGGCTACGTACTATGTCGGAAATGCCCCGAAGGCTCGATGATTTCTTGGGCCCAGTAGGGGAAGACCCGTCACGCTCAAACTCATTGGGCTTATCAGGATCTTGGCCGGGAGTTGCGCTAGCTTCATCCTGCTTTTTCTGCTCTTCCAGTTGCGCTTCCGGGTGCATGCCCCGTCTTTTGATACGGCGCTTGTTTTCAGCTTCTGGGCCAGTGTCTCCCATGGAGAGTTCGCCCATAAACTGGTTGAATCCTTTGAGCCAGTTATCAGCTAAACTGCCCTTGTTGATAAAGCTATTTTTGATTTTGGCCATTATGCTATTACTCCTGTCTTCCTTTTGTTGCTTTCTTTCATAGTAGGCATAGGTACGGGAGCACGCTTCTTGGCTCGCTCCAATAGTTTTTTAATTTTTAGATGACGCTTCTTTCGTTGATCTGCATCTAAAGAATCAATCTCAGCTTGCTCTTTTGGTGTTAGGTGTTCTTTAAATTCTTTTAATTGATCCATTAGTTTATCAAGCGGATCTATCGTAGCATCCTTCGGCATTACGGAGTCTCCGCATTAGCCGACTGCTGAGACTCACTTGCAGCCGGTGCGTTAAAAGCGCGAGGGATAGCGGCCTGCCCGTCTACGGCCTCTTCTACCTGTCTGGGGGGTCCGTCTATGCTTGGTGCTGCTCGGCCACCGCCTTGCTGAAATAGGTCTGGGCCTCCGACAACGCCGTCCGCACCGGATCCGCCAGCTTCTCTATTTTCAGGATTGAGTAACTGATTGATCATGTCTTCGCTTTCCGGCGATTGCGATCCTCCGGGAATAATATCTTCCGGATTAGGAATATTGTAGCCACGACTGAGAAGCTTATTGGCCAGATCAGCCAAGTTCGGCGGCTTACCATAGACTTCCTGCCATAGCCCAGTAAGACCTGCAAAAAGGTTGAGAAGGTCCATCCAGTTTTTACGCTCCAAGGCAATGGCATTCGCTTGCGAAGCCACGTCCATCCCGAAGCGATACTCGCCTCTCGCCGTACCTTCATCGACATTCATCCACATATTCGCCTGCGGATCAATAAGAACAGCTCGTTCTGGCCTAAAGAATACCGTCATTTGCCAAAACTTACGGGCCGTATTGACCTGTAACTGACTTAATAGATTTCCTCGGCGCTGCTCACGCGCAGTTGTTCGACGCTCAGATATAGAAGATTCCGTTGCTGTTTGTTCACCGGGCAAACTTACGGGCTGTGGAGTGCCTGCGGCTTGATCAAAGAGCTGGCGGATGACGCCCAGCATTTCGCCCTTGTCGCTGGCGACACTCCCAAACTGAAGCGGCTGGACCGCACCGGGTTTACCGGAAAGCCCCGGCGCGGGGATAGCGGTCATGTCGGGGGCCGCCAGCAATTCCTCTATAATGTCGTCAGTGACAACCTCTCGATCATAGAGCAAAGCATTTTTCTGCTTTCGTATGATCGACAAGTATGAGTCAAGTATCTCATGAGCTATCGACTGAATATTATCAGCGCCAGCAAGTAGTAGTGCGGGCTTAGAATACCACGTTTCCGATGTAGAGTTTAAAGATAAAACCTCTACCGGGTAATCATCCAGCGTGGGAATTGGCCACTCTTCGTCATGCTGTAGGAATTCGTCGTGACCCTCAACAAAAGTAATAAGTAAATTAGATCGACGTCTGTTTCCAACTGGGAAGTTGCGTGCCCATATCTCCCATCCTACAGCCAACCCAAAGTCGTCTTCGCCAGCTACGCCTTCTGAGTAGTCAGGTGCGTCCTCAAGCCTATCGGATGGCTCTAAGTCTTCAGTGTTTTCATATATGGGGTTGGATTGAAAGTCTTCTACTGGACGCCTAAAGCGAAAAGCAATCCATCGGGCGTCACGTATACCGTCTTGAGCTAAAGGGTCAACAAGAAAGTCCTTAGGTCTCCAGCGCATGCCAAATGGGGCTTCCCATGACATCGTTGTGTTGACATCGGGATCATCGCCCTGCTCCAGCATCTTTTTGCGAATTTTAATATTGAGTTTTATTGCTTCTTCGCCAGCTTCTGGGAGATCCTCCGATAGCATCGGATCTTGTAGCCAGCGAGTGTGGTGCTCGATGTACTGTTCGTGATTCTGCTCTCGTACTACCCGCGTATCTATTCCGCCAGAAAGCATCGTTATTTCATCTTCTGGCGTCTCCGCTTGAAACTCAGCCTGCTCAACCATGTCATGAATCTGCTGTTCATAGTCGATGGTCCAGCCAATTTTCTTTACACCATATGGCCCAAGAAAGGCATCCAGAAGAATGCGCTCGTCCTGCTGTAACTGGGAAGTTTCACGGTACCAGTAGTCAACAATATGCTTTACCGTACGCGACCCAGCTACAGAATCACGAGTGCGTGGCGTAACTAAAAAAGCGGGATTACGCTCAAGGAGATTAGATATAGACTGATCTATCCAGCCGAATATCAGGTTGGCTTTTATTCGAGAGATGTGCTCCTCTCTGTCGCCCTCCTGTTCCTGTCTTTTTTCTCGTTCTGTAGTAGCCTCGTTAAGGTACTGTTTTTGCAGTACGTCAGACGCATCCCATAGGGGATCCATCTGCTCTTCGGCATACTCTATCTGTCGCTTCCAATACTCAAGACGCGACTGCTTATCACTGGGGTATGAAGCCATATTTTAAGTGATCACCCTAAGTTGCTCTGCGACAACGGCATAACGATACAATAACCAATATATGGGGTTAAAATAAATAAGTCAACCCATAACTATTCCACTTCGTACTGTACGACCTCTCCGCCTTCGCAGGTGCTGCTCGAAAATTTCACCCATAGTAGTGGGTACGAGGGAATCATTAGAGGGTCTTTCAACCTCTGGTGCGGCCGCCATGTTGTCCATCATTCTTCCAATTAAGGAAAGAGTATCAACCATATCGTCATGGATACCGGCTGGGAACCTAAGCAGTTCATGCATAAATTCCCCTAACCACGGTTCATCTCTTGGCCAAAAGACTTTACCCATTGCCATTCTCGCTTGGATGGATCGGGCTCTCGTGGCTTTATCTCGTGTAGATGAGTACGGTTCGCGGGCGCAGTATGCTTCGCGCTCTAGCATACGACGTTGAAGAAAGGGGCCGACGCTCTTGATGATCTGACCGGACTCCTCGCCCCACCTAAGAGGCTTCCATTTGAGCACCAAGTCGCAGAAAGCCTCCACCCATTTTTCAGGGGTCTCCTGTCCCCTCCACATATCCAGTACATATATATTGTGCTCATCATCCACGCCGACCACAAGATGTACGGTATAATCCCCTCCATTGGAGGTGACGGCATAATCCGATGCTCCGTAGATGTGGAGGTTCGTATGTCCAAGTTCCCGCTTTTCAAGTAAGTCCCGCTTACTGAACTGGAACTGGTCAATCCATTGTCGCTTAAAGTAAGATCCATCGTCTTCGACAGGCGTTTGCTGGTAGAGCGCGGACCATTCTCGTGGCCCCACCGTCCTGCGTACCTGCTCCAACATAGGCAATGGAAACCATTCAGGCCACAAAGCTTCGCCTTGATCCCGGCCGAGAATATCTGATCCAGTAGCTATTGCAGGAAAATCAACGGTATCCCACTGCTCTCCTTCTTTCTCTGCCTCAGAAAGTAGTCGTCCTGCTAAGTCGTCATCGTGCCATCTGGTCTGGATAACGATAAATGCACAATTAGGTGCCTGACGGGTATAGACCACTGACCTGTACCAGTCCCATACTCTGTCGCGCTGTAGCTTTGAATCCGCCTCT